TCACGTTCCGTTCTTGTTCTGGTCCCGACGCTTCTGTGCAGTGCGGCTGAGCTTCTTTCGACTTGCTTTCTTTCGATAGTAGGCGACCATTTCAGCACTCTGCCCCGTAACCGCCTGGATCTCGGCATCAGTCGCGCCAGCCTCAGCCAGTTCGATAATCGCGAGCTTTCGGAGGCCATGGAGGGTGTACGATTTGGCCTCTTCACCCAAACTCTTGCGCCAAGACGCGAACTGTTTCTGAACCGCATCATACCCGAGGGGTTGCGTCAAATTCCGAGCCATGAGGTGCGCGCCGGCCTTCTGCAATCCGCTGATGTAGAAGCGTAGGGATTCGGGACAGTATATCTCGAAAGACTGATCGCCCTTTTCGTCGGTGACCGTCATGTATGATCCTGCAAACTGGTCGAAGCGCATGGATACCGCCGCGCTGGGACGCTGACCAGTTCCTCGAAGGACATACACGGCGGTTTTGACAGCCGGTGGCGCGTTCTCCGCGGCTTTGACCATCCACTCCGGCCACGGTTCGAATGGCCGACTGACACCATAAAGATCGAAACCGGAGGCTGGGTTTTCCCCGAGGGGCCAGTCCTGTTTGTTCTTGGCGTAATTCCACAGCAGAGAAACGATCTGGATCCGCCAATCAGCCTTGCGCGGTGTCTCCGCAAGTTTGCCATGCACAGACCGCAAACCCTTGCGAGTGGTGTTTCGCATTTCCTTGCCGGCATTCTTGTCTAATAGACTATCCATTTCTCGGCGGTAGCTACGCTTGGTCCCATCTGCCAGCCGCTTTTGAACTTTGGGGTCCTCTCGCCATAGCCTCACGATCTCGCCCCAAGTATGCTTGGCGGGTCGCTCCTGTGCCTCATGCCTGCCACTGGCACATTGCCAATACAGATCATCGAGGCGCTGCGGGTCGCCTTGCCAATCAAGCGTGATCGTCTTTTCCTTGCGCTTTCCTGCCTCAGTCCACGTCACCCTATAGAGGGCCATCCAGGCAGTTCCGCGTCGGTTCAGCTTCCACTTGAGTTTGGGCTTGGTTAACCGGGGCTTTGGCGGTTTCATTCCATGTCTTCACTTTGTGGCTTGTCGGCGGATCCATTGAGAATTGCCAATAGATCGCCAGACCGCCAGCGCTCGATGCCGTCGGCCAATCGCACTGGCGCAGGTAGCGCGCCGTTGTTCACCAAGCTACGAAATTTCGAGACCGAAAGATCAAGATATGCAGCGGCATTGGCCTCGCGCAGGGCGGCAGGTGCAAAGCTTACCATGGGCAAGTCTCCTTAGGCGTTTCAGTTGACGCAGATCGCATAGACTTCGATCGAACTAAGCCGCAGCTGCGGCATGTCGTGCGGATGCCTCATCGCCCCATTGATGGGCGGCGGCCTGCATCATTCCGGGAAAGGAGCGGCTTCGGAGGCGCGCGCGCTCAGCGCTGGGCGGCAGGCGGTGGATGCGACTCCACTCCTTCCAGGCCTCTGAGCCCCGCTCAGGCTCAATAAGGTGGTCGGTAGCAACTAAGGGGGAGAGGCCCCGCAGATACCATCCCGTTGCCTTGTAGATCGGCTCGCCGAACCAAAACGGCTGCACAAGGTGCGGTTCTGGCAAGTCGGTGGGCATTCGATCTTTGGCAAGGTCGTTCATAACCGGGTTTTCGATAGCTACCCGATCAATTGGAGCGCGCCAACAAGCAGTGAAGATGCTGACGCCCTCCTCGAACTCGTTGCGCATATCTTGCCAGGTCTTTCCCTTGGGGAGCTGACGGGGCCGTGTCCACTTGCCGGGGCCGCTCATCCATCGGCGTCCAGAGCGGCAAAGGCGTGTGCAGGGCGGGTGCATCACGGTCAAAAGATCCCAGCCCTCGTCAAGGATGCCGTCGCGAATGTCGCAGCGGATATGTCGGTTCGAGCCATCCTCTGCCGCTTCAATGTCGCAAGACCATACGTCGTGGCCACGGGCCTCAAAGGCGCGCCGGGCGATGCCGCTGGTTTCACAACCGATCAGAATCTTTGCCATGTGGATCACCTTTGTAATTTTGCCCGGGGCGCGCTTGTTTGCGTGAGTGGCGGAGACAGCCCCGGCCGCTGTGGCCAAAGCCACAGGGTGTGAGAAAGGGACGGGGAGGCAGAACTCCCCGTCAGTTCGTAGTAGGCAGGTTTCACGCCTCGACGGGGATCTTGTCTGGCGCTGGGCATTGGCCGTTAAAGGGGCAATCTGGGCGACCGTCGGTCGCGCGCTTGGTGACGCGGTCTTTGGCCGTCTTGATCCAAAGCGAAATCGCCTGCCCCCTTGTGGGAGCGTCGACGCGGATGCCGAGCAACTCCACCATCCAGAGCATTTCCTCATAAACCCAAGGGTCATGATCAGGGCGCCAGATGTTGCCGCCAAGATCACGAAACGTGCGGGCGCGGTCGAGTAGAGGCGTTGCGTTGAGCGTCTGTGCGGCAGTGTAAGGAGTCATGCTGTCTCTCGGGAAAATGCGCGGGCGGCGTGCAATTTGGAGGATTGAACCGCCCGCGCCCGATCCGCACCGCAAGACGGGTGCGAAACCTCTGGAATGCGCGGCAAAGCCAATCCTCAAATCCTTGCCGCGTTCTGTATCAGGGTGGGGCGGGTGGTGCCCGTGGGGGTTGCCCGATATGCGCCGCGCAGGTCGCAAAGAACGGAGGGGCGTTTCGGGAACGCCGGGCGCTACGCCGCATGGCGGCGGTGCGGCAGGATACCCCGTTCATCCATGATCGCGCGGACCTTCTGGCCGACACGATCCAGAACCATATCGGTCGGTTCTGGTGTGGGCGCTGGGCGTTCAATAAGATGCTGGGGACGCAAGCGCGCAGGGTTGAAGCCCTGGCCGCGCGCCGCCTTCATCGTGGCCCATGCGGATGTGAACAGGTGGATTTCGTCGAGGTGCTCCTCGGGCGAGCCGGCGATCTGTCGAGCGGTTTGGGTAAGGTCTTGCATTCAATCCTCCATCGGTTGATGAAGTGACCGTAATGGGGTAAAATTACCCCGTCAAGGTGCCCGGGGTAAAAAAACCCCACTCGATGCTTGCAGACTCATCAAGAGCCGGGGTGGGCTGTTCCAGCCCTGAGCTGACCTTCCCGCAGAAGCCCTGCAACGTCAGATTCTGGATCTGATGGAAACGCCGCGACATCAACCGTGTTGCCAGTGATCAAATTAGCATACATATTGCGAACCGCACGCTTAATGGGTCTGTAAGCATGAAGCGAATGGGAAATAACCCTGAGCTTTTCGTAGTGCCGACATAGAAGTTTCGCGGTATTTTACACACGAGGGCCGTCACGCTTACCTCGACAAAACCAATGTTCAGGACATCTAGAGGAATATCTCTTCCTCCAGTAACCGCCAGAATTAATGAAAGAGAAGAAAAGAATGACTCTAATTTATGCAACTAGAGAGAAGGCGCAAATATCATTTTTTTCTGATACCAAATCCACTGACCCACTGGACGTGAAGGCCGACAATTTCTCAAACTTTACCCTCAAGGTGTTGCCAATTTCTTCAGATCTAACAATTGCTTTCGCAGGGGTTGTCAAGTTCGGGTATGAAGCCATTGAACATGTGTATGGTAACGCCTCCGTCGAAGATGTGAAAAAATATCTGTTGGAGTTCCACAAGAATAAACGAAAATCGGTCGATTTCCTGCTAGCTTCACAAAGTGAATTCAAACTTTACAAGATTGCAGATGGTCAAGTTGTTCGACAGAAGCACTCTTGCTGGATCGGCAGCAAGAGTGCATTCGAGAGTTTCCAGGAGGTCAAACATGCTGGTCCCCAAGAGACATTCGACATGCAAATGGGTGTTGTGTGGATGGGTGAAGAGGGGCGGCCCGAAACATCCAATACATACGCCTCAAATCTGGACGCCTTCTTTGAAGTCGTTCTTCAGAATCGAAACGGTGTAGGCGGCTTTGCTTTGCCCTATCTGATAACTCGGCACTATCGAACATTTGGAACGTATCTCAAGTCCTTTCGGAAGCCGCTGAGTGCTAATGAAGTTGGGAGCGAGGGTAGAACGGTAAAATGGCTCTGGAATAAGCCGGATGAAGGGGCATACACTGTGAATTTAGGGGGGAATGAAACGTCATTTTCCTTGCATGTTCCACAGGCAGGGAGAAAAATAACATGGCGGGCACCTGAAAGCTCTATTCCGATGGCAACTGGGTTCGATCTTGGATAGGTAAATCCGGTCACTGAAAAATAACAGTCTGCTCCAGCGTTAAGGTTGACCAATCTCAGAAATTATAAAAAATGCGAACCAATGCAAAAATCTTCTTTAGTGCATTGATTATCCAAGCAGTCAATAAAGGATCCAAGCAGTAGTGCGACTTTGCAAATTTCGCTAACTGCGCATAGCCGCCAAGCAGCTCGATCTAGACGTGACGCATGAAGGGATGTTTCATGCCTTTTTGGCCAAGTCGGCTGGCCAGTGGAGCTGGACCCGAGCTGCCCATTTTAGGCGTATGTTCCAGATATTGTTCGCGCCGGGATTCAATGAGATAAGATGGAATAGGCCGGGTTCGTCTCCGGCCTTTACTTGTTTGACCCACCCCATGCCGTCCTCGTCTTCGCAGACACAGCGATGTCCGATGATGTCCGATGGAACGCTGTCGTGACCGTTTCGGCTGTAAAACAACAAGTCCCTGTCCGAATAAACCGGCTCCATACTGTCTCCCTCAACCTCAACAGCAACGATGCCATGCGGGGACAGGCCTGGAGGGCATTCCACCTGCGGGCCACCACCTTTCGGGTAGGCATCGAACACCGGAACCTGCGCTCCCGCGCCAACTGTGCCCGCGATGGCGATAGTAGGGCGAACAGAGGGGGCGGTATTCCCTTCCAAGAAGCTTTCGAGGCTGGCCCCAAAGGATGCAGCTATGCGGATGGCATCGTCAACGTTGGTTGACTTACTCTTGCCCTGCGAGAGATTTTTGAGTTGCTCATAGGAAACGCCTGCGTCCAGAGCGACCTGTCGCATAGATTTGCCGGTGGTTTTGATCGCCGCAAGAAATGCGTCCCTAAACGTCTGTTGCATGAGGGGTAAATTACCCCATTGTTGAGCGTCGCGCATGGCGTAAAATGACCCTTGACTGATGGGGTAAATAAACCCCATTAAGGGGCATGGAACAGTTTCTCGAAGAGATCACAGCCTATGCGGCTGCTGTTGGCCGAAGCCCGCAGCACATCCTGCGTCAAGCCATCGGCGCCAACTGGCGCCAGTGGAAAGCGTGGAAGGCGGGGCAGTCCAGCCCGACGCTGCACACCGTGGACAAGATCCGCCGCTACATGGCCGACAATCCCGCACCTGCGGACGCACCAGAGGTGGTCGCATGAACCGCCCGCGGCTAACTCTGATTGTGAACAATGATGTGCCATGCGGTGATGATGTGCGTGGCGCTGGGCAAAAGTCTTGGTCAAATCAGTTTGACCCCCACGCCCTAAAGGTCAGCGCGCCTGATCTTTGGTCGTCATACTTCCGTGCACGGTTCCACAGCCCGCGCGAGGTGGCGCTGTTCTGCGATGTATCATTTCAAACCGCACTGAACTGGTGGGGTGCCGTCACAGCCCCCGCCAGTCATATCGCGTTGCTCGTCATGCTGACTGACCCCGGCGCGCCTGAGTTTTTTGCGCAGGCTACCGAGGTGGCGGCATGAGCGGGCTGCGGTCACCTGCGCCGTTTTGCAGCCCAGCCCGAATTTGGGTTTCGCGGCTCAAATCGAAAGCTGCCATGATGCGAGTTGTGCTTGCAGGCCTTCAATGCGCCATTGCCGTGCAGGATCGATTTAATTCCTGCGTCATAGCAGCTGGGACAAAGGTAGTGGACGGGCTCTATGCCTGCGCCCGATTTGTAGACCAGATGCCCAGCGGGCGTTTTCCACAGTTCGTAGCCCTTAAACTTGTCCGTTGCGCGTTTCAGCTCGAGGCACTCCTGCTCAAGTTCGAGTACCGCCTTGCGCAGCGCTATGTTCTGCTCTTGCGCCTCGAGTACCTGTGTTTTCAAGGTTTCGAGGGCACCCGCGATCTCCGGTTCTGGTGTCGCTTGCGGCGTCTGCGCGTTCTTCTCGAGCGCCCGGATAGTTCCGAAGATCGCTTGGATTGTCGTTGCGCCAGAAGTCGTAAGATCCAGCGCGGCTTTCGCGGTGTCCAGCGTGATACCCATCAGCTCGCATCCTTCGCGCGAGAGGTGTACGTGGCCAGCGTCCGTCCTGCCTCGTTTCGAGGGGGCTGGCGCAAATGATTAATGGTTTTGAATGCCGCTCCACGCGGTTCAACAGCTTTCATCCTGCTGTCTCCTGTTCTGTTGGCGGGATGAATGCGCGCGGTGGGGCTGCAACCCCGCCGCGCATCCCACGATTGCACGAACCCCAAGCATCCGGCGATTCGTTTACCTGCGCCTCTGGCGGTTTTTCCATCAATTGCGAACGCGCGCCGGGATACTTCCCCGCTGAACATCACGGGACAGCGGAACACCAAGAACGTGCTGGCGTCAGGACCCGGCGCGGCCTGAGGGTCAATTGGAGCCTGACAAGCACGTTCACCGGGGCGCGGGCGGGCGCCAGAGGCGGGCCACCCCGTCACCGTCAGCTATTCTCAGGAGGTGCCGCCCATGGGTAAGCGCAGCTCTTTCAAACGCCGCAAGAACGATCTGTATCGCACGCCCTGGAACGCGGTCCCGGTCCTTAAGCATCATCTGCCCGCCCGGTTTCGGTTCGCTGAGCCCTGCGCCGGCAACGGCAAGCTGATCGACCATCTGCGGAGGATCGGCGGGGCGTGCGCTGAGGCAGTCGATATCAATCCGGGGCGCGGGGACGTAGGGCAGGGAGACGCCCTGTGTTGGCTGCCCCTGCAACGCCCGCTGCGACCCCTAGATTTCATTATCACCAACCCGCCCTGGTCGCGCGAGATCCTGCATCCACTGATCATGCGTTGCGTTCAGATCAGCCCGACGTGGCTGCTGTTCGATGCGGATTGGAGCCACACCCAGCAGGCAAAGCCCTACCTGCGCCATTGCCGCAAGATCGTCTCGGTCGGGCGGGTCAAATGGATCGAGGGCAGCAAGCACACCGGAAAAGACAACTGCGCCTGGCATCTGTTCACAGCAGAGGACCACGGGCGCACCGAATTTATAGGGAGGGCATGAGCATGAATCCCAGAGAGCAGGCCTGCGCAGCCGTGAAGGCCGCAAAGGAGCGGCGCGACACCCGGCTTGAGAACGCCGCGACGATGCGCGCGCGAGAGATCACACACGGCATCCTGAGAGATCCGCCGAAACCTCAGTCGGCGCGGGATCACCGCGCTTTCACCCTTCGGTTTTGGGCGCAGATCTGGGCGCAGGTCAGGGGGCGGTCATGACGGCCAGGAAAGAGGCATCGGTCAGCATTCGCCGCCGTACCGCATTCTCGACAATCCCGAACGCTCTGATCCGCGACGTGGAGATCTCGCCAGAGGCGCGGCTCCTGCTTTGCTACATCATGTCGTGCAGCGACAGTTGGACGTTCTACGTTTCCGAATGCCAGCGGATTCTTGGCTGCAAAAAAGACAAGTGGCAGCGCATCCGCCGCGAGGTGATCGAGGCGGGCTATCTCCGCGTTCACGCCAGGAACGGCGAAAACGGGCGCTTGGAGGGCTATATCTGGGAAGTGTTCGACGAACCGCAGGCACCAGATGCAGTGTCAGCCGGGGGCAGCGAGCCACAAGATGCGGGGGAAAGCGGAAATCACCGTGAGCCGGAAAAACCGGCTACCGGTGCGCAGCCGGTCGAACCCTCTCACCGTGAGCCGGAAAAACCCGCCCGCCGGTTGACCCCGCCCGCCGGAAAAACCGGCCCCATAAGAAAGAACAACAAACAAAAAGAAAAACAAACAAGTTGCGCGGCTGAACCCGCGCCCACGCTTGATGATTTGTTGAAGGAGTTCGAGCGCGTGTTTCCCAAGCTGGGGACAGCGCAGGCAACTCACAAGGCGATCAGCAAGGCCCTGACCAACGGTGCCACATCTGACCAGATCCTCGACGCTGCCCGCGCCTATGCCGCCGAGCAGCAGGGCAATGATCCGAGGTACATCCGGCGCAGCGAGCGTTTCTTCGCGGATGACTTCTGGCGGGCTTACATCCCGGCCCAGAAATCCACGCCCAGCGCTGACGCGGCTGCATTCGCCGAGCAGTGGGGCAAGACGATCCGTGAGGTTGGCAAGGCTGGTTCCGGGCATTTCATGTTCGGCAAGATCAGCCGCGACACGGTCACCAAGTGCCTCGCCGCCCGTACCGTGACCGCCGAGGACTGCCGTCGCGCTGGGCTCGAGATTTCGGATGCAGACGCACGGGCAATGCTCGAGGTGGCGCAATGAGTGTGCACGCTGATCCTGCCACACACGGGCACCGTTTCGGCGCTGTGGTTGTCACGGTCGACCTTGTGGCCGGTGATTGCATGATCCGTGCCCCGCAACCGTGCAAAGGCCCGGTGTCTACCGTCGAGCGCAAGACGCGGCTCAACACGCTCGATGAGATCTATGCGGCCCATCAAACGCAGAACTGGTTGAGCCGGAAACCACAACAACACCCACATGCCGGAGATATGGCAAGCGCGCTTAAGTTCGCCGGTCAGCTCCTGAAAGCAGAACAGGAAAGGAAGCGCCGTGGTTGACGCATACAAGGAACTGCAAAAGACCCCGGTTGATTTCGCGCTCCTGGCGAAAGCGGCTCAGATCCTCATAGAGGACCAAAAGGCCAGCACGACACATGTGCAGCGGTCTCTCGCCATAGGGTACAACAAAGCATCCCGCCTGATAGAGGCACTCGAGGCGCTGGGCGTGGTGACCGCATCTGATCACGTCGGACGCCGTGAGATCGTCGCCACCGAGGTGCCGGCGCGTCTGTTCGCCATGGCTGCTGACCAGATTGCTGGGCAGAAGGTTACCCACATGCGGGAGACCGCCGAAGACCGCACCGTCAGGGAGAATGCCGAGGATAACGCCTATCGGGCCAATGCGACTGAGCTGCGCCAATTCGTCGAACGGTTCGAGCGCCTGGACGAAGAGAAGAAGGCCATTGTCGAGCAACAGAAAGAGGTCATGGCAGAGGCCAAGGGGCGTGGATACGACGTCAAGGTGCTGCGCAAGCTGATTGCCCTGCGCAAGCGCGATGAAAACGATATCGCCGAGGAAGAGGCGGTACTCGATATGTACAAAGAATGTCTGGGCATGGGGTGACCATCATGACCGCACAGCCCCTCAAGAACATCACCCGTGAAACGCTTGCTCCGCTATGGGCTCGCGAGGATATCCCAACAGAACGCATTGCCCAGGCGCTGGGCGTGACCCGGCAGGCGGTCAGCTCCAAGGCGCGCACACTTGGTCTGCCCAGCCGCGCGAAAGTGCGCAAACAGCTCTGTGACAACGAGACGTTTCGCCGGATGTGGCTCGCCGGGGTCAACTCGACAGAAATGGCGCAGCATTTCGGACACTCGCACCGCTCTGCGATTGGATCACGTGCCGGCGTCATGGGCTTGCCGCGCCGGTCGCGCAGCACCGACACGGGCAAAACAGGAGGGTGGGTTCAGACAATCTCGCTCGCGCAGTTCTTCGAGCAGGATCTTCGAGAACGAATGGAGGCAGAGGCCAAGAAGAGAAAGGCATCGCAATGACGAAACGCATGACAGCAGAGGAATACAGGGACGCCCAACTCCCCTCGGTAGGGGAAGATAAACGCCGGGTGCGCGGCACCAAACGGACCACCACGGCAGACGGTATCACCCATGACAGCAAGACAGAGGCCCAACGTTGGCAGGAATTGAAACTGCTACAGGAGGCAGGCGAAATCTGCGGTCTGCGTCGCCAGGTCGATATCGGCCTGACCGGACGTGACGGCCCGATCATGACCGACAGCGGGGCAAAGCAGCGCGTCTATCGCGCAGACTTTGTTTATGTCGACAACCGCCTCGGCGTGACCGTGATCGAGGATCGCAAAGGCCACGAAACTGACGTGTTCAAGCTCAAGAAAGCGATCTTGGCAGCGCAGGGCATGGAGATCCTTGTCACACGGGCAAAGGTTTGAGCTATGGGTACTGTCGATGATCTGAAACACGAAGTGGCGAACCTGCGCAAACTGCTCGACCAGGCGCAACGCGCGGGGCAGAGGAAACCCGCCGCATCTGTTCCCGCGGTGTATCAGCCCGATTTACCCGCTGTGGTCCGGTATCCTCTGGCAGAGTTTGCCGCCGGCCGGGGCCGCAATGTGCCGCTACCCGAGAGCGTGCATGAGATTGCCGAGGTTATCGGGCGCCGCAATGCGGTGCGCCTGGTCGAGGGCACCCGGGCGACCGGCGCGCGGAAATGGCGGCGTCAGCTCTATGTTCCGGGCAGCATCCCCGAGGATCACCGGATCGCATCCATGATTGGGATTGAGACTGCGCTAAAGCTCAGCCACAGCCACGCAAACTGCATCCTTGAGTTGCCGAGCTGCCACGGGCTGCGCAAGGCGTACATGGCTGATCACGCGTTGCGCCAGTGGGACGCCGGCGCATCCGTTGCCGAGATCGGTCGTGACATGGGAATCGAAATAAAGACCGCGCAAGGGCTGCTGGATCAGGCGGATTATTGGCGCAGGCGGCTCGAAATTTGAGACCCTTTGCCAGCGTTGCAGTTATGCTCAGCTGTTCTTGCGAAGTAGGCATAAGGAATTTCATCCCCACCAGCGAGGTATGACCTGCGATCATCATCTAGGGTCAGGATGCATTGATTTCGGCCTCTCTGCATGATTCACGGCTCCGAAAAGGAGTGGTGACATGAGTGAACTTTTCTGGCTGACCGATGAGCAAATGGGCAAACTTGCGCCTTTCTTCCCAAAGTCGCACGGAAAGCCAAGGGTCGATGACAGACGGGTGTTGAGTGGGATTATCTTCATCAATCGCAATGGCTTGCGCTGGCGGGATGCGCCGCGGGAATATGGCCCGCATAAAACGCTCTATAGCCGCTGGAAGCGTTGGAGCGAAAAGGGCATCTTTGCGCGGATGATGGCCGGACTGGCGGCGGAACACGGTGAGAAAACGACCGTGATGATCGACGCAACATACCTGAAGGCCCACCGAACAGCGACCAGCATGGCCGCCAAAAAGGGGGGCGTGGCCGCCTGATCGGTCGGACCAAAGGCGGCATGAACACCAAGCTACACGCCATCTGCGACAGTAAGGGACGACCAATCGACCTGTTCGTTACCGCCGGACAGGTGAGCGATTACATCGGCGCAAGGGCCCTGCTGCGCGGCCTGCCAAAGGTCAAATGGCTGCTCGGGGATCGCGGCTATGATGCTGACTGGTTCAGAGAAGCGTTACAGGACAAGGGGATACGCGCCTGCATCCCAGGCAGGAAGAAACGCAAAACGCCGGTCAAATACGACAAGCGCAGATACAAGCGTCGCAACCGGATCGAAATCATGTTCGGTAGGCTTAAGGATTGGAGGCGTGTCGCGACCCGTTATGACCGCTGCCCCAAGGTGTTTCTCTCTGCCATCGCGCTCGCGGCTCTCGTCATTTATTGGTTATGAATCCTGACCCTAGCAACCCGGTAGTGTGGGCTGCCGCAGTTTCCCTTCGATATTGGCTCTGAACACTGAGGGGCACCTCATGCCTATGGACACCAGTAAGCTATTTGTGGGATTAGAATCGCATGGTTGAATTTCTTAAGAACAAGCTCCTTTCAGTGCTGCGAAAGCCGATCAATATACCCATTGGTATCGCGTTTCTGCTAATGACTGTGGCTGCCGACTCAATCGTTAGTAACCTTAGCTCTGGTGAGAGCAGGACGATTGGGCATCTAGTTGATGAAGCTGCCAGAGCTGTGGGGCATTTCTTGGACCAACCTCTCGTGGAAGTTGCTCTGATACTCGCCGCGTTCTTCTTTATCTGGCTCGGTCACAAGGTTGAATCGTTGCGAGCTATAGATATACAAAACAAAGCAATGGCTCCGTTTTTAGAAGAAGTCGATGTGATTAGAAATGGATTCCACAACCTCTTCGATCATTATTCAACAATAAAGAGAATAGAATACCTTCGGGGCAAAGCGAGTGAGTTTGACAACACAGTAGATAGGCCAATTCAATACTGTAAAGATGACGGTCGAGTCCGCCCGATAGAACCCGTAAGGCAAAAGGTTCAGGAAATCTTGACTGATGTTGCCTATTTTTCACGCGACATTGAGCGTGATCGCAAACTACTAAATCGCTCAGGTTACGATCTTCACGAACCTCGACACAAAGATATGCCCCCATCTATTGTATCCGATGATGACGTCCTAGTGTTCAATGAACTTAAAGGGATGAGATCTGCTGGACAGAAAATATTTCAAGATATGCTGCGCGAGCAAGAGCAACGTTTGAAAGTGGTAGAGAAAAGAGTCGAGTCACTGATAGCAAAAAGTGCATGGGCCGATCCTGAAAAAGGTGCAAAACACAAGAAGGATTGAAGGGATCGAGAGTTAAATCCTTTTGTCAAACCTTTGCCTCATGCGCAGTGCTGTATTTGATAATGAATTTCTTACAGGTCCGAACTCCCTTTTGACCAATCTGTTTAACACAGCGATGCCTGCGGGGCGGTGACAGCATCAAAGCCCTTGCGTGTGACCAGTCGATTCGAGCTCTTTCATTTCAATAAGCACTACGAACACAGCCAAAGAAAAACCGCCAGAGGAACCGACGATCTAAACGCGCGACGTTGCCCAAAACGGGCAGAGGGTCGCGCATGTCGCTTATCGAACGCATTGAACAGGCATCCACCGGGCTTGCGGTGACTGGGATCACCGGCGTGGCGTCCGGCAGTATCTGGTTGGTGCGCCGTATCTTCACCAATCAAAAACAGATCGAAATGCTGCAACGGTCGCTGGAAGATCGTGACCGGCAGCGAGACGAAGACCGCGAGGCACTCGCAGACGTCAGAACGGACGTGCGCGAGATCCGCGACATCCTTCACCGCAGGTAACCGGGGTAGTGCCCCGATCTGGGGCGAAAGGAGATTTTGCCATGCAACTCATTCAAAACTGGAAACAAACCGCGAAAGGTGCGTGGTCGATCAGATTGATTGTCCTGGCCTGCCTTCTGTCGGCGGTGCCGGTGTTCCTATCGTTTGTTTCACCGGGCCTGTTGGGTATCGATCCGGTGATCTTTGCGGCGGGGGCTTTGGTGGTCAACGCGCTTGCAATTCCGGCACGTTTGATCGCACAGGCGGGGCTGTCGGACATGCTGGCAGAGTTCCGGCGGGACACAAGCGGCGCGATCCGATCACGGGCAGCGGTCGGGCTTGGAGTTGGTGCGCTTGTCCTTGCCCTTGCGACGCCGTTCGTCGCCAAGTGGGAAGGCGTCAGGCTCGAGGCTTACCGCGATATCGTGGGCGTGCCGACGATCTGCTTTGGCGACACGCATGGCGTCCAGATGGGCGACACCGCGACCATGGCCGATTGTGTCGAACGGCTCGAGCGTGACGTTCGCGCGTTCTATGCCGAAATCCGGCCTTGCATGACAAACACGAACATCCCGCCAGGCGTTCAGGCCTCCATGCTGGAACTGGCCTATAACGTTGGTGCGCCGTCTGTCTGTCGCTCGACCATGATGCGGCTTGCCAATGCGGGCAGGTATCGCGCCGCGTGTGATGAACTGCGCCGCTGGGTCATCGCAGGCGGCCAACGTGTGCGCGGGCTCGCCAATCGCCGCGCCGACAGCAAACAAGCGCTTTGCCTCAAGGGGCTGACCTGATGCGCTGGCTGTCCCTTCTGTTGATCTGCGCTGCTCTGGGCTCTTGCTCCAAAGTTGCCGGGGTCGTGGGCGGGGCAATCGGCAGCGGGCCCAGCATTGCCGCGAACGTCCAGGCCGGGCGCACCAATGCCCAGACCGTCGGGCGCACAACCGTCACGGATCAACAGATCGAAGGCACCAAAGCACGCACGATCGAGCAGAGCGCAGGTGACACCCGTGTCAGGACTGAGAGCGTCCAGACCATCATTGTCCGCGAAGATCCGCCGCCGTGGTTCTTGCTTGTGACCCTGCTGGGCTGGCTGATGCCGACGCCAGGACAGATCGGCGCCGGGCTGTTTGCTCTGGTCTCCAGACCCTTTCGCGGGTCCTTCCCCGGGGGGTGACGTCTGTGGGTATGCAGATGCGCCGAAATTTATGTGTGCGTGCCGCCGGGTGATGGGGTTGTTTATTATATAGATCGCGTAAGCGATTGAGTGAAAACGACAAACTCGCTTTGAGACATAAAGTCGGCACCCGTGCCGAGGTTTGGCTGAAATTTACCGAAAGGGCCTCAAGTGTCTGATAATAATAAGCAATATAAGGGGCAGGTAGTAAACCGCGCTGATCTTGCCAACATCAACGGCGTTGCGTTGCCGACCATTGACGATTGGGTGCGCCGTGGTTGCCCGGTGATCCAGCGCGGCGCGCGGGGGCGCGCTTGGCAATTCAACACTGCCAAGGTTCGGAATTGGCGCGACGACGATATTCACGCACAGGCTGTTGAGTCTGGTCCGGCCACGAAAGACGAATTGATCCTACGCAAGCTGAGAGCCGAGACCGAGCAAGCCGAGCTTGATCTATCGAAGGCTCGAAACGAGCTTGTGCCCGTCGATCAATTCGACCGCGCCATGACAAAGGCATTTGGCGAAGTGCGGGCGGGATTTCGCAATGTGCTGCCCAGCCGTGCCGCGCGCCGCCTGATCGGCGAGAGCGACGAGACCAAGATGAAAGAGGTGCTGATCGACGAAGTTGATCAGATCCTCTTGGTTCTGTCGGATTCCGACCTGCTCCACGAAACCGATCTTGAAGTCGAAGACGACGAGGAAGATGGCGACGAGGGGGCGGACAGTGAGTGAACGCCCGGGCTGATTTCTCCAATGCGCGGGCGCTTGTCCGCAGCACCCGGCGCGCCCGGGCGTTTCTACGCCCGCCACCTGACCTAAAGCCGTCGGAGTGGGCTGAACAGAATATCAAAATTCCCATCGGCAATGCGGTGCCGGGGCCGATGCGGTTCGACAACGCGCGGTATCAGCGCGAAGTCATCGACATGACGGCAGATCCGCGCTGCAATCGGATCTCGCTCATGTGGGGCGCGCAGGTTGGCAAGACGCAGACCGCGCTTGCCGCACAGGCGTTTCGGATCGGGTTCAATCCTGTTTCCCAAATGATGATGCAGCCCAGCCAGGGCGACTTGACGACGTGGCTCGAGACCAAATTTAATCCGCTGGTCGAGGAAAACGACGGCTTGGCTGAGGTGCTCGCCAAGCCCCGGGCGCGGCATGGCGTCAACAATCAGCGAATGAAGAGCTACCCCGGCGGGTTCCTTATGTTTAGCTGGTCGGGATCGCCCAAAACCATGCGGGGCAGGTCAGGGCAGGGGACAGCCAGCCAAAACCGGCACCGGAGAAACCGATCCAGACGCCGACCCAGACCCCGACAAAGGCGAGTGACGTTATCGGACGGTCTTTGACCCGTGAAGTCACTGCCGAGCAAATCAACGCGCGCAGTGAAGGCGGTGCGATGCGCCGCATGGGTTAGGTGCGCGAAATCAACGTCGAGGCGCGCACGGTCGAGCTTGCCTTCTCGAGCACGACGCCGGTGCGGCGCTGGTTTGGCGATGAAGTGCTTTCCCATGACGCTGATGCCGTGGTTCTCGACCGTCTGCTTGACGGCGGTGCGGTATTGGTCGGGCACAATTGGGACGATCAGGTCGGCGTTGTGCAAATTGCGCGCGTCGATTCCGACGGCGTCGGGCGCGCTGTTGTTCGGTTCGGCAAGAGCGCCCGCGCCAGCGAGATCTTTCAAGACATCGTCGATGGCGTCCGGCAGCACGTCTCGGTTGGCTATCGGGTGATCACTATCAGCGAGGAAATTCGGGAAGGTCAGCCGAACCTTGTCACGGTCACGCGCTGGGAGCCGTTCGAGATTTCGGTCGGCCTTGGGTACCATCGCAAAGCATTGTTTTGCTTGAGAAAGCCGCTGGTTGAAAAACCGCCGGCTTTTCTTGTGGCCGCCGCGCATCATGTACCCATCGCCTGCTTTCGTCGGACGTGATCTTTTTTCGTAAAGCGCCGCGACGGAAACGCAGGCGCCGCTCGTACTACTTGCCGAGACATGGGACGGCGCGGGGCAATTTCGCCTCGGTCAGCCCTCAGGACATCGCTAAGGAGGAACAGGATGGCTGTTGAAGCAGGACATTGGGCCGCGGAGTGGGATCGCGCGAAAAAAGCGTTTGAAAAGAACACCAAGTCAAAAAAACCAAGCGACGGATTCATGAAATCCATCGGTCAAAGCGGACCCGCCAGTAGCTTCAAGGCGATGGACAAAGCCTTTGACGCCTATGTTGCTGGCAAGCGGGACAAGAAGGACCCGTTGGACAAGCAGTTGAAAGCGCTGGAAGATCTTAGCAAGGCGCTCTCGGCGGCCAAGAAATCCTGCGCGGCTTACGTCAAGGTGATCGACACGGCCTGGAAGGCGGAGTTGAAGAAAACCGGATCCAAGATGAAGCTCGACAGTCTGAACGTGCTGGAAAAGGATCTGGAGGCGATCGTCAGCAGTGGCGAGGCGCAATATAACCTCAACAAGAAGATCGTCGGCAAACAAGGCAAGGAGATGACCGACGCGGTGCGCTCGCTCAATGTGTTGGGCAAGAACCTGGATGCAACGCTGAAGAAAGGCGCGCTGTTTGTGGCCCAGAACCAGCGCAATTCCAACGGCGACGAGGCGGAGGCATTGAAGTTCTTCTCAGAAAACATCCTCAAGGCCGCGCGCGACATCAATCAGAACGTGGGCAATATCGCCAAGCTTTACCCCGCCGGCAGCACCGAGAAGAAAACAGCCGATGCAATCTTTAAGGCGATGTCGGATTGGGCCTCCAAAGGGGCCGGTTCAGCGGACGTCAAGAAGATGAAGACCATGAAGGATATGCTTGATCTCAATGGGAAAATGACCACCCGCATCAAGGCGATCGCGGAATGGCGCAAGAAACTCGGCCCGCCGCCGGCAAAGGTCTGAAGAAGACCCTCGCTCCAAACAGAAAAGCCGACCGCATATGCTGCGGTCGGCTTTTTGAGTCGTGGATGACTGCTCAGATCCGGGTGCCGCTGTCGGGCTGGAAGAAATGCACGCGATCCTCGGGCAGGGTGATCGCCTGCGGGCCGGTGCTGGCCTGTTCATCCTTGCCAACGCTGAGCGAGAAGGCCTGACCGCCGACGGTGCCATGCAGCAGACGATTGGCGCCGAGCTCTTCGATGATTTCGACATGCAACACGGTGGAGCCATCACCGCCAAGCTGCACATCTTCGGGCCGGAAGCCGACCAGCACGCTGCCATTGGCCGCCGCCGGCGCAGTGATCGGCAGGGTTGTCTGCGCGTCCAGCTGCAAGCTGCCACCGGTGATCTGCGCGGTCAGCAGGTTCATCGGCGGGGCGCCCATAAACCCGGCCACAAAGGTGGAGGCGGGATGCTCGTAGATTTCGGTCGGGGTGCCGATTTGTTCCACCCGACCGGCGTTCAGCACAATGATGCGATCCGCCATGGTCATGGCTTCGACCTGATCGTGGGTCACATAGACCGAGGTCACGCC